AATGAGGCTGGAAACTACACCAAGCCCGGAATGCGAAAGCGTTTATTCAATCGAATAAAGGCTGGCGGCAAGGGCGGTAGGCCGGGGCAATGGTCGGCGCGTAAAGCGCAGATGCTCGCCTCTGCCTACAAGAAAGCTGGGGGAGGATACAAGGACTGATGGTTGAGTTTACTGATGCGGCAAAGCGCAAAATGATTAGAGAGCTTAGGAAGGCATCTAAGACCCATGCAGGTCAGGCAGATAGGATTGAAAAAACCCTGACCAAAAAGAAAAAGTCTAAGCGTGGCTCTTAAAAAATCGCAGAAGTCCCTCAAGAAGTGGACTAAACAGAAGTGGCGTACCAAGTCTGGCAAGCCCAGTACTCAAGGTGCAAAAGCTACTGGCGAGCGTTACCTTCCTGAGAAGGCCATCAAGTCCATGTCATCCAAGGAATATGCCGCGACTACGCGGAAAAAACGCGCAGATACCAAGAAAGGCAAGCAACATTCAAAGCAACCCAAGAAGATTGCTAAGAAGACGGCGAGGCATCGCAAGTAATGCGGCTTTACTATAAAAAAGGTGGTCGCGTTGATAAAGGCGCGATGGCCTGCAACAAGCCAAAGAGGACTCCCGGTCACTCCAAGAAGTCGCACATCGTGAAGGCGTGTGAGGGTGGTAAGGAAAAGATCATCCGCTTTGGACAGCAGGGCGTGAAAACGAACCAGACGGTTGGTCAGCGCAAGGCGTTTAAGTCTCGTCATGCGAAGAACATCAAGCGCGGCAAGATGTCTGCCGCGTACTGGGCGGACAAGGTCAAGTGGAGTCCAAGCAAGACCAAGTCAAAGTCCAAGAAGTGGAAGAAGGGTAGTTAAATGACCATCAGCAGGGCGCAGGCCGCACAGCAGACAAGGAACGCTCCCGCCTCTCGGAAGGTAAAGAAGGTCATGAAGGAGTTTAAGGACGGCAAGCTCAAGTCCGGCGGCTCTGGCAAAAAAGTCAAAAACAAGAAGCAGGCGATAGCTATCGCTTTGTCTGAGGCTGGTGTCAGCAAGAAGTCTGGTGGCGGCAGGATACCTCCCGCAAAATGCAGGAATGGCATAGCTATGCGGGGCAGAACTAGAGGGAGGATGGTCTAATGGCGACTAGCGGAACGACAGCCTTTACTCTTGACTTGTCAGACATATTTGAGGAGGCTTTTGAGCGAGCAGGTTCTGAGCTACGAAGCGGCTACGACTACCGGACGGCGCGGCGCAGTCTGGATTTGTTGATGCTGGAGTGGCAAAACCGTGGTCTTAACTTGTGGACAGTAAGGGATGCCACGCAGACTCTGACCGCAGGCACCTCGTCATACGACCTGACCTCGGAAAAGCAGGATATCGTAGAGGGGCTTTTGCGAACTGACGCAGGAGACACCTCCAAGCAGTCTGACCTGACAATGCAAAGGATTTCGGTGAGCCAGTACGCTCACCAGACCAACAAGCTAACGCAGGGCAGGCCATTACAGTATTACGTTGAGCGCAAGCCTGCGGGACTGACGTTGCACTTCTGGCCTGTGCCAGATGCGACAACAACCTACACGTTTGCGTACTACTACCTAGACAGGATAGAGGACACCGGAAAACCAGCGTCTAACAACATGGACGTACCGGCGCGGTATCTGCCGTGCATGGTGGCTGGTTTAGCCTATTACATAGCGAGCAAGAAGCCTGAATCAATACAACTGGCACCAGCACTTAAAAATGTGTACGAGGAGCAGTGGAATCTGGCGGCAGACGCATCCAGAGAGAAGGCATCGCTTTACATGGCTCCCGGTGGGTATAACAACTTATGAGCAGTTACGCGAAAGGATCAAAAGCCTTTGGATTTTGTGACCGGACAGGGTTTCGATACCCCTTGCGTGATCTGGTCAGACAAATTGAGGATGGCCGTTGGAACGGCCTGCTAGTAGGCAGGGACGTTGTAGATCAGGACCAGCCTCAGTTGAAACTAGGGGATGTCAATGCAAGTGACCCACAGGCGCTTCGGTTTCCTAGACCTGATGACAGTCTTGATGAAAGTCGTGCGTTATCTGCGTTCGATCCTGTCGGGGGAGGCAACACGGCTCTTGGAAGCCGCACTGTCGGCCTTGATATGGAGGGTCTTGTTGGGCGCGTAACCGTGGAGACATCCTGATGGCGTTTACTTTCTCATCGTTAAAGCAGGCGATTCAGGACTATACAGAGTCAAATGAGACTAGCTTTGTCAATAATCTGACAACCATTATCACGCAGGCAGAAGACAAAATTCTAAAGACAGTGCAACTGCCTGATTTTCGTAAGAATGTTTCTGGCTCCGTGGCAAGCGGGAACCAGTACCTGATCATGCCTACGGATTTTTTGACACCCTACTCACTAGCCATCGACAACTCCGGCTTTGAGTATCTCATTTTTAAGGACGTAAACTTTATACGTCAGGCGTACCCATTAACATCAACGCAGGGAGCGCCCAAGTACTACGGCATTTTTAGCCGCACCGCGTTTATTCTCGGCCCCACCCCTGACTCTGCATATGATGCAGAACTGCATTACTTCCACAAACCTACCTCAATCACCACATCTGGAGACGGCACAAGCTGGCTCGGCACTAACGCTGAGTCCACGCTTTTATATGGGTGTCTAGTAGAAGCATATACATACTTGAAGGGCGACCCAGATTTAATGCAGTTATATGCCCAGAGGTATGCAGAGGCATTAGCAAATCTTGAGCAGTTGGGAGAGGGATACAGCACGACAGACAGCTATCGTAGCGGTGAGGTGAGGAAGCCTAGAGGATGATGAGTGTTAGCACCGACATGAAGGTCGGTAATGTGATAGTTCACACAACACAGAACAGGGGGTTTACCCCAGAAGAGATTGCCGAGAGATGCTTGGATAAGATTGTTTCGGTAGCCGATACTGCGTTGCCAGAGGTACAGGCACAAGCGCAGGCATTCAAGGATCATATCAGAACGGTTCTTGTTTTTTACATGAAAGAGGCCGCGAAAAGCGACCGAACTACAGTGTACAACGCCCTTCTTGATGCGGGGCAAAAAGACCTAGCCGAACTTATCAGGAGAATGTGATATGGCTTTTAGCGGAAACTTTATGTGTACGTCATTTAAGCAGGAACTGCTTATTGGTGCTCACAATTTTACAAACGGTGCTCACACGTTCAAGCTGGCAATGTACACCAACAGCGCCTCTTTTAACGCGGCAACCACAGCGTATACAACATCCAATGAGATTAGCGGGACAGGCTACTCAGCAGGGGGCGGAACACTGACCAACGTGACTCCAACTACCTCGGGAACAACGGCGTTGACCGACTTTGCCGATCTCACGTTCTCTTCCAGTACGCTGACGGCTCGGGGAGCACTTATATACAACACGACAACCAGTGGTGGCTCAGGCACAACAGATACCGTTGTTGTTCTGGACTTTGGTTCCGATAAGTCATCCAGTTCTGGAGACTTTACCATCGTGTTTCCTACACCTGACGCATCTAACGCTGTTATTCGGATTGCATAAAAATGGCTTTTGTTGTTGCTGACCGCGTAAAAGAGACGACCACTACGACAGGCACCGGCACAATTACCCTTGGTGGGGCTGAACCTAATTTTATTACGTTCACCTCGGCTCTGTCAGACGGTGACACTACCTATTACGCCATTGTCGATGACACTAATACTGCTTTTGAAGTAGGTCTTGGCACGTTTACCGCAAGCGGCACAACGCTGGCGCGTACTACCGTGCTTGCTAGTTCTAATAGTGGGTCAGCCGTTAACTTACAGGCGGGTACGAAAGAAGTTTTTATAAACTACCCTGCCGGGAAGTCTGTGTTTTTAAACGCATCCAATCAGCTAGTGATCAATGGGACGGCGGTTACCGCAACTGCGGCAGAGATTAACTATTTAGACATAACCACGCTTGGCACCTCGGAGGCGTCAAAAGTCGTGACCGCTGACTCAGGGGCCAAGGTTAAGTTTATTGGCACTACCTCTGTTGCTGAGATGATTGAAAAGGTTACTACCCAAACTAGCACAACGGGTACGATAAATTTTGATTTCCTGACTCAGGCAGTCGAGTTTTACACGGCAAACCAAGGGGCAAACAGGACAATCAACTTTCGTGG